GTAATGATGAATTAAATTGTATTTTACAAGTTGCTAATTCTGTATAATATTCTTGTTTTGTAAGTCCTGTTAATAATTTAAATCTTGGTTGTTTCTTTGCTAACGCCTTTAAAGCATCAATTGCACCGGGTAACATACTTCTAAACTCTTTTCCTGATGTAGTTACGTGCCATTCAAATTTTGGATGAAATTCTAAAAAAGATTCAGCTACTTTCATCATAAAGAATGGATTCTTTTCTTTATCTAATCTAGACGAATAAACTATAGTATTCTTTTTTGTATATTCTCCGGCTGGTAATTTAGCTAATGTTGCGTCTTTATGAATTGGTAATGACACTACATGAATAGGTGCTTCAAATCCTGTTGCTCTTAATTGTTCTTTATGTATTGAACTACCTACAAATATACCCGCCATTCTTTTATCTAATCCTAATTCATATGGCCTCATCCAATCTTTCATCGGATAAGTAAAATCATATTCATCAACTGATTGTGCATGTAACATTGCATATACTTTAACATCTTTATAACCGTATAAATCTAAAGCATACCAAATAGCTTCAACGCCTGGTGTCCAATAATCTTGTAAAAATATAACATCACCGTCTTGAACTTTGTCATCATATAACATTTGTAAAAAATTCTGGCATTGTGATAAACTATATTTTCCTCTACCTATTGCATCTAATACAGCACCTACTTTAATTTCTTGGTCGGGGTCAAAATCGCCTTCAACTTCTACAAAGTTTAATTTGTCTTTATATTCTTCAAATGTTTTTGGCATCCATTCTTTTGATAATTGATATGTATACCGACTCTTAAGTGGTTCAAGACCAAAGTAAAATAAATTTCTTTTCATAATTATTCTTTTATTCTATCAAATTTATAATCATCTGGATTAATTTCCATCATATTACATTTTGTAACTTGATGTACTCTATACCAGCCTTGATCAATTGATAATGTATCTGTTTTCTTTAATTTAGTAACGTTTTCATCTGGGATTCTGTAAATTAGATGTACCTTATTGAATATAGACATTGGAATTTTATCTATTGTTTTCTGATTTGCTTCTACTGTAACATATTGTTTGGTTTCTAATATATCATGAATATCATCCCAATTACCATGTACACATGCCATTTCAATATATTCTATAGTAAAATAGATATGTGGATATTCTTTATAATTTTCTGGTACTTGGCCTCTTACAAATACAGTTTCTATATCAGATAACCTGCCTTCTACTTCTTTACCATACCAGTAACTTTTTCCGTACATCTTTATAACTTTTTTATTTATATTAATATAAGAAATTTTTTACAAACAACCAAATAATTCCATCAAAATATGTTACTTATTTTTTTTAGAATTTATTTCGCTGTAAAGTTTATCACATCGTGAATCAATTGATCTAAAACATTCGTCTATGTTTTGACGCCCATTATTATCAACATCATCAATCCTTCGATGTATATCTCCAGCCACCGTTTCAGCGTTACGATAACTGTCATCCATAAATCTGTTGAAATCATCAACATCAACTTTATTGCCTAACCTATTAAACGCAACCACTACAGCTCCCACTATAGCAACTACACCCAATGTTGACAAAACTGATACTAAAATAATTGTTTCCATATTTATTCCTTTCGTTTTATTTTTAATAGAATTATTTTAGTTGAATGTAAAAAATTTACCTAAATTATTATTTTCTGGGATTCTTCCCCATTTCATTGCACCATAAAAATCATTTAATTTATTTGCAAATGCTGATTTAAATATCTTATCATAATTAATATAACTGTTTATAAAATCAACAATTACTTCCGGATCATCAGATCCTTTAATAGCCATTGTTTCTAATCCCATATTATTTTCTTTAAGATACGTCCATTTAATTTTTTCACCATTACCAATTTCCCGGACTTTTTTAATATCATAATGTTTTAATAAATCATTATAATTTATTGCAGATTTAGCATGAACTGGAGTTCCTTTCATTTTAGCCGTAAATGGTTGGTCCCCTTTCCGGGTATATTTTTTTATATTTTTAATTCCGGTTGGAAACATAATTTCTATATTATCTAATGTTTTCATATATTCTTTAAACGTTAAGATCTTTTCATCCAGATCTTCTTTTTTAATATTGTTCAAAATATCTTTTAAAACCTCTGCCATAAACTTTCTGAAGGCCGGAGGGAATGATGACCTTACAACATCTAATCCTTTAACATCTAATTTATTTACTGCATGTCCTTCTGCATTAACAATCCATTGTGCATATCGTTTTTTCGCAACCCATAGTCCAGATTTAGCAACCAATTCCTGTTTAATATGAAACTTATGTGTAGTTACATTATGAAATCTTTCAGCATAAATATCATACGATTTATTTATAAAATATTGAATTGCAGATGCAACTTCAATAGTCTTTTCAGCCATTAGTTGATTATCTGTAGTATCGATATCTGGATGACTATGTTTTATTAAAGGTAATGAACTAAAAAATGTACTGTCTGTATCAGTATATATACAATAATCTTTTTCAACTCCTAATTTTTTTAGATAATATTGATTGCCGATATCAGCAGTAAACTTAATTAATTGTTGCCCTGTACTTGTAACTGCTACTGCATTGTCCGGGTCATTAAATCTAAAGGTTGGATTACCCAAAACTCCATAAAAAGAATTTAACAAAATCTTAGTTACGTGCTGTAATCTATCAAAATATTCTGCTTTAGCAGTATCTCCTTTTTTCTCGTATTCTTTTCTTAAATCTTTATATTCAACTCTTTCTGCAAACCACTTTTCTAATATTGATGGAATAAATCCTTTATTAGTTAAATCATAAACCACTCCGTTAGCAGCAATGGAATAGTTATTATCTGTTAAATATGTTTTTAGGTCGGCTGGTGATTTCCATGACTGTTTATCAGTTGTAAACTCTTGATGTATATTTTTAACATATGAATGAGGTTTGAAATTATCAACTTTACTTACCTTAGTTTCAGGTGATATATTTAATGTCATGATTATGCTTGGATATAGAGACGTTAAATCTAAATCATATACCCATTCATACCTTCCAGGATTTGGTGCCTTTACATAAGCTCCTAGTAAGTCTGTATGTCTAATTTCTTCACGAGGCGGTTTATTTGGTGCTACGATTCCTAATCGTTTCATATAAGTTAAAGCCGCGCCATCTAAATATCTAGTCGCGAAATATACATCTTCATAAGGAACATGACCTTTATGACATATACCACGAGCCAAATCTAATAACTTCATTTTCTCATCTATCTCAACAACAAGATCAACATCATTCATATTATAATCAACATACTTGTTAATGTCTGATTTCATTAAGTCATCTAGACTTCCTTCATATTGGAGTTTTCCTTTTCCTAATTCTTTTTGTGATATAGCTTCTAAAGAATAACTTGATTCTTCATTATAAGTAAAGTTTTTATACAAAGCCATATAATCTAAACAAGATACTCCAGAAATACGATATCTATTTCTATGTTTAAGCCAAATAACATCTTTAATAGGTGATAATGATCTAGCTGTTTTTTCACCTAATATCCGACACATTCTATTATACAAATATGGAATATCAAAGAAATCTATATTCCATCCAGTTATTATTGTAGGTTGTATCTCATAATATTTCATAAGAAACTTACTTAATAAATCAGATTCATTAAAACACGAAATAACTTTATCTGTAGTAATTACTGCTTGTTCTTTATCTAATATCCAAACAAATCTTTGATCGCCGGCAGAATCATAAATTGCTATGGACGTAACTTCATTTTGAGCTTCTTCTGGTGTAGGAAACCCATTTTCAATATCAACTTCTATGTCAATAAATAATGTTCTATGTCCAACTGATATTTCATCTGAATCAGTATATCTATCTATTAATGTACGAGTTTCTGGATTAAGATCTGATTCATATAATCCTCTTTCTTCATTATCAAATTTAAATATTTTTGTAACTCGAGAACCATCTAAGGCAGTATCTTTTCCGGAAGAAGATTTTCTATAAGCATACGGCTTATATTTTATTTTTTGGTGTCCGAGTTTATCGTCCCAAATATGTACGGTATTATCACGCCTCCTATATGATATTGCTTGATACATTACGCTTTAATATTTTCAATAAATTTATAAAATTCTTCTCTAGTGGCTGGATCTTTTTTGAATGCTTTAGATAATTTACTTGTCATCATTGTACTATTATGACGAACTCCTCTTACACAAGCACACATATGTTTTGCTTCTATTACTACAGCTACACCATCATTCTTATCACAAACCTCGTTTAGGTAATCATGAATTTGCATTGTTAAATTTTCTTGTACCTGAGGACGTCTAGCGAACCATTCTACAATTCTATTTAATTTACTTAAACCAATTACATTATCGCCAGGCAAATAAGCTACATGAGCATAACCAACAAATGGTAAATGGTGATGTGAACAAAATGATTTTACATCAATATTTCCTTGAAATACTATCCCATCATATTTATTAACATTTTTAAATGTTGTAATCTTTGGCGGTTCTATATAACAGCCTTCTGCCAGATCATTAACAAATGCCTTCGCTACCCGCATTGGAGTATCATTCGAATTAGGATCATTTCGCCAATCAATTCCTAAAGCATCCATATATTGTCCATAATAATATGATGCATTAGTAATTATTTCTTGACGTTCTGCTTCTGTCCGTGGATCATTTAAATTAGCGTATTTTAATTTTTTCATAAATTATCCTAATAAAACTGATTTACATTTATTTCCTCTTCTATCTAGAAATTCAATAAACTTATCTGAATCAATTTGTACTTGTATCATTTCAACATCTGGAATAGTTGAAAAATTGATACATAAATAATCTTTTTCTGTAAATGAATTATTTGATTCTAATAATTTATTAAGTTTTTCTAAATGTTCTGGCTTAACCCAAATTGTTACTTTCATTTTATTTTCTACTTGTTGATACCATTGCAATTTCTGATTCACGCACTAGTATATATTTTTCATCATTTAATTTAATTTCTTTTTGACTACCCAAATTACTTTTATGTAATAATACTGTATCGCCTTCTTTTACGGCCATTGGAATCATGTTTCCTAACATTGGATTAATTAATCCTGGTCCAATTGATATAACATCTGCATAAACGAATTGTCCATCTATACCATCAACTAAAATAATTCCGGAGGTTGTCTTTTCAGCCTTTTCTTGTTCCTTTAAAAGAACTTGGTCTCCCATTGGTTTCATTTTCATATTCTATACTCCTGTTGTTTTATTCCATGCACTGACATGTAATCTTGTTAATCCTATAAATCCATATTTTTTAGCCATTTCCAATACAAATGCTGTTCTTTCATGAAAATTATCCTGATCGTCTAATCCTGGCATCATACAAATCCGGTTTGGATCAATATTAAATGGAGTTACAAAATCATCTAAAATTTCTTGCAAGTCTTGGTTATTACTAATTACAAATTTAAAATAATAATTGTCATGTTCCATTATTCTTTTAATTGCTTTAGGAACAATTCGTTCTTCTTTTGAATGTCCTGAATTAGCCAATTTTACGGAACAATTAATTTGATTTAATCGATTGAACAATTCATCTCCTATATACATTGTTCCGTTTGTTTCAATTTCATTATAAACATTATTAGAATCATAAAGTCTATCATAAAATTCTAAAAAATTAACAATACATTCTTGATTTACTTTCATTAAGGGTTCTCCACCTGTCCATACTAAATGTACCCTTCCATTATAAATCCAATCATCAATTTCTTGGTCGATCCATTTATCAATCAAATAATGATGTGGTTTTTTATGTCCTTTAATCCAGACTGGAATTGTATCACATGTCCAGGTAGCTACTCCTTTATCATGTAAATCACCTTTAAAATCTCCAGGTGGAAAATCTCCAGTTCTAATTTCTTTCATATGTTTCTTAGAAGCTCCACAACTTAAATTACAATTCATTAATCGTATAAAATAAGCTGGATATCCAGTTGTGACTCCCTCACCTTGGATTGTATAAAAATCTTCTGATATTGGTAAAAAATCTCTATTCATAATATATTGCCGAATTCTTTTTATTTTCGTTACATTCAACTTTAACTACCTTACATCTAGATGCATCTGTTTTAGATAAAACATCATTGAATTTATCATAAACTAATTTAGCCATTGCTTCGGCTCCTAATTTATCTAAAATATGTACTTTGGCTATTCCCATTTGACCCATTTGTTCGAATATATCAACATAAGGATCATCTTTTTCAGCCAATAAAGTATGATCAAACATATGATCCATCCATGATTTTAAGCCATTACCAATTGGTGCATCTTTAAATCCACCAAAATCAACAACCCAATTCATTTCATCCAAACCATCATTAATTGCAGTATCATTTGGTTCAAACCATACTTTAAATTCAAGTGCATATCCATGCAATAATTGACAATGAGAATGTCCTGCTTTCCATTGCCGTAAAGCAATTGTATAATTATCAAATATTTTTGTTGATTGAAATTTGGGCATAGTGTTTTTCTTTTTTCATATTAAATATAAAGAAAATTATTGTAAATACCAAGTACTTAATCAAAAATATCTCCAACAAAGAAAATATTTTTGACCTTTTAACAAATGTGACGATGCAAAATCTGCAGGCCTGTTCCTTTGTAAATACTTACGCTTTGCATGATGTCCACGGACAACTACAAAATTTCCAGCATTTGGATACATTTGTTTAAACGGGACACCAGTATATTCACCTTCCTTTATAACACTTCGTGATGTTACTGTATCCCAATACATAGTCTTTAGATATTCTCTATCGTAATATGGCATATACTTCCAATCAAATCCGATACACGAATTTTTAAAATCTAATTCTTCCATAAATTGTTTTTCTTTTTAATTTGCAATAACTGGTCCGGTTAAGGTAATTACCATAAAATTGTCAACATGTTGATTGATAATATCAACCTTTTCTTCAATGTCATCAAGATCTGATAACAGTCCTAACCGCTCAAATAATTTTAGCTCATCAGCTGGCTTTACAACCTTTTTAAAAAACTCTCTGTTAAAGCTTTTATAAAAGTCAACATCGCGTGCTACTGAAAGATCTTCTAATAATTTATTTTTCATAACTTTTAATTTTTAATCTGCTTTGATCTTAAATCTAGACCAAGATTCTTATAACAAAACCAACGAGCAATTTCAAATTCATTTACGGCCATTTTCTCTGCATCATGAGTCAATATACTCTTCGGAAGCCACATATATTTTTCATCTATATCAACACAAATAGCCTTTTCAGTTATTTTTGAAACTGTTCCTTTAGCTACTTGGCCCGGGCTGGCATTAACTCCTCCTACTTGATCTCCGTTATATCGATTATGATAGCCCCAAGATGTATAAGATGTATAATTTAATTTAAGTATTTGACCGACTTTTACTTCCTCGGCCGGAAGTATTGTTCCGTATTTCATGGTTTATAGTGTTTAATGGTTAATTTTCTCTTCTTTATATATAAAGATAAGGAAAAAATCTCGTAAATCCTAGACATTTGATAACTTTTTTATTTTATTTTAACTTCTTCTGGTGTATATGAAGAATGGCCCCTATAAATTGCTTGAATTTTAAACTTACTATTTTTATATTTAGACTTTTGTAATTTTTCATTTATCCATTGAACCGCCGAATGTTCGGAGAATTCTTTTTTTCTAAACACTTCGGACCAATCTTCTTTGATTTCATATATATAATAAAATTTTTTCATATCATCCTTTATAAGTTAAACAACTTCACATGCATTTCCTGCACATGCAATTTCTGCTTTTAAATCTGTTTCATCATTAACTTCTACAACTTCAGATAAATTAATATCTTTAAGACAAGAAAGCATGGTACTATATGTATTTTCTGATATATCTTCCATTGGTAGTTGTGGATAAAATCCGCCATGGTATGGTAATACAGCAAGACCGTTATAATATTCTTTGTTTTCCCACATCCATTCGCCGGCAGCTCCCCATTCATGGTCTCGCAAAGAAATAGTTGCAGAAACATTATGTGTATTCATTCCACTTCTATGACCAGACTTTACCCATTCAGTTGCAACTCTTTTTATTCTTTCCAACATCTGGAATGGTGATTCTGTTCTAACAATAGCTCCAAGTGGTGCTTTTTGAGGAACGGATATAACTGCAGTATCATGAGGCCGTTCATATTCATCTTCAACTAAATCTGGATGATTAGTGGCTAGATATTGATAAATTGCTTCATTCTTTCCAACTCGTATACGTCTAATATAATAATCATTATGCCAAGAATGAATACCTGAAGATGTTCCTAATACTAATGATGTGGTTCCTGCTGGTTTAACGGTTGTACACCTAGCGGCTTTATTAATTCCTAATAGGTTTGCAACTCGTTCATTTTCTGCCTTAACAGACCGCGCAGCTTCTTTCATGTCATAACCTAACACTCTACCACTGCTTATGCCAGTCATTGAAACTCCAATAAGTGCTTCTTTTTCTGTCGTTCTCTGCCAAATAGGCCTTAAATAATGAAAATCAACATATCCAGCTTGTAATGTTCCTATAAAGGCGGCGGCTTTGACTCTTTCATTTAAGTCTTCTTGAGATTCAATGTCGCTTGCATTAACTTCACATAAATTACAAAATTGAAATGGTCTTAAAGCAATCTCACAACATGGATTAGTTCCCCAATCTTTATCATTATTGAAATAAATGCCTGGTTCACCAGATCGGCTTACTTCAACACGTTTCCATAAATCCATAAAAAATTCTTTAGTAATTCGACTACGAACTAACACTGCTGAATTATTAGCTCTTCCTCTTTGTGGATTCAATTCTAATGCTGATATTGTTTTACAAGCAATCATTTCTTCATCGTCTGCCGAAAACAACGATATAAGAGCTGCACGACGGATCCCTCCGGCCAATACGGCATCTGCGATATGACACACAACATCATGGACTTCAAGTGTTGATAACTTCTCTCCATTAGCCTTCTCATCTAATATTCCCCTAATTTTAACTAAACATTCCTTTAACGGCTGAGGACCTGGCGCCTTTCCACCTGATGTGACCAACCGTTCTCCTTTTGAACGAATATCACTAAAATCAAAAACAATATTTGATCCTCCATAATAATATGATTTTACTAAAACCTTTACTGCATCTGCCCAACCTTCAATATTATCTGCAATTAAAAATCTGCGATTACGATTTTCATTTGGCTTATGAATTTCTGGCAATTGTTCTATATGATGTTTCTGTACTGAATAACCAACTCCTGTTCCACCTAGCAATAAAAACATGGTTTCAGAAAATGATCTCCAATCATCAATTGGAAGATATGCACAATTATATATTCTATTTGGACTTATCTGAATAGGCTTTCCGGCGAATTGCAAACTTCTCATAGACGGCAAAATTTTTCTATCATAAACTAATTTATATACTTTTCGAATTTCATCTTTTAGTTCAGGATATTTTTTAATGTGCATGTTTTTGTTCCGGCTGACTATTTCTTTCCAAACCTCGCGACGATTTTTTTCTGGTAAAAACCTCGCGTATTTCATGTGGATTGTGATGTCAGATAATATACTTTTGGATAGTTCCATCTTAATGCTCCTTTATTTTATAAGTTAAATCAATAAAGAAATTGTAACTCGGCCGAGAACCTTTTTCTATGGTTTCTTTGATATAAATATGTGGTTCGCGCGCTTTAACCATCGATTTTGTTAAAAAAAGTAAAGATTTTTTTACTCAAATCCTTCATTAGAAATTTCTTTAAATTTACGTGATAATAACTTTCTTGTATACTCTTCGCCGCCATCTATTTGCTTTTGTGTCTCTTTTCCTTGAACACTAGTCTCAGTAAATATATCAATTTGTCCATTACTCAAATTTAATTTACTTGGAAATGTAATGCCATCTGGACCAAACCTGTTTTTAATTACATGCCATCTTCCAGTTCCTGCTAATTTATCTTGTACCTTTCTAGACAATGATAAGATAAAATCTGCTACCATAACCTTACCATATGATTCAGCAATCTTATCTGCTTCAATAATATCCATTTCTAGTGCACTTCTATTGGCTTGAGATGCTGTCCAAACCGGTACATCATATTCTCCGGCGGTACCTCTTAAATCTTCGTAGATACTTTCTAATACTTGATGTTTCTCTTTTCCGGAGCCAACTAAAAGATCTGCATAATCAACAATAACTATATCAGGCTTTTTGTCTTGCATTATACATTTTTCAATATGTGCACGAATTCCAATTACTGATACTGATTTGGTTGGATAGTATTTAATAATTAACTCTCCATTTAATTTATCAACTGCAGCTTTCACTTCTGATTGATAATGTTTAAGATTTTGATTTGGAATACCTGTAATTACACTATCATATCTTAATCCAACATAAGCTTGATTTAATTCTAGTGTATAATGAACTACAGTTAAACCTTTTTTAATTGCGTTAGCACCTATGTTAATTAATCCCCAAGACTTTCCTATACCAGCCGGTGCTACAAATACTCCAAGCTCTCCTTTTCCTAATCCACCGTCCATTATTTCATTAATTGATTCCCATGGGGTTTCTTTCACATCACGGACAGATTCTGAATATCGTTCTTCTATATTAATCATATATTCATGTCCGATATCTTTATCTGCTCCAGCCTTTAAAGCATTATCGATTTTTGATTTTATATCTTCGTACTGTCCGTTTTTTAATAATTCAACGGAACCTAAAATTGCTTTTTTAATTTCTTGATTCTTACAAAAATCTAGTACCTGATCTTTAATAAATTCCAAATCATTAGCACCAGTATATTTCCAAGCATCTTTAAGATGTGCTATAATTTGTGTTTTTAATACATCATGATCTACTGTATCTAATCTAACCTTTAATACTTCTAATGTAGGAGGACTTTTATATTCGGCGTGGTATTCTAAAATTGTAGTTACAATCCAATTATTTGCATCAGATTCAAAATAAGTAGGTGATAAAATATCTACTATTTGTTGTATAAATATTTTATCAGTGAGCAATATGGTAATCACCTTTATTTGAAAACTATAACCATACGAACTAAGTCTGTCTGTCATACTTATATTATAATAAATTTATTTCAATTATCCTAGTTTTTTCGTAACGTTCTGTAAGCATTAAGAGTATTAAAGGAAGTATTTAGCCAAGTATCAATATCTTTAATAATACTAAACATTTTGTCCGCCATGAACATTTTTTTGAACCCAAAGGTATTGAGTTTATTGATTGGTTGATTCACTCTGTCAGATATTAACATTTTAATATTCCCGGAAATGTCGACTTGCTTTAATTGCATTAATTTTTCGTTAAGGAATATTTGATCTTTACATTCCAATACACGATCATAAATTTTATATTTTGTATCTTTTGCTTCTTTTGTAGCGTAATCTAAAATTTCTGATAATTGTACTTTATCATCTGCTACCAATGGAAAATATTTTATCAAAGATTTTAACGCAACTCCTTTTACTCCAGGAATGTTATCGGTAGTATCTCCTGCAAATATTCTGTATAATAAATAGTTATCAGCTGGTAGTCCTGTCTCTTCCTTAAGTAATTCTGGTGTATATAATTTCTTTTTAATCGGACTCCAAACAGAAATCCTATCATTAACTAGTTGTAAAAAATCTCTATCCGTAGATACTATCTTTACTTTTTGTTCCGGTAATGTAAAAATCTCATTTGCAATATACGCTATGGCGTCATCGGCCTCAATATTATCAATTGATAATGATAGTATTGGTAAAAAATCTAAATATTCTGCTACCCGTGCAAATTGTTTGTACATTGAAGCTTGTTCTTCATCATGTGATAAAAATTCATCATACCTATTAAATTTAGTTTTTACTGCACGATTAGCTTTATAATCTGGAAATATCTTTTTTCTCCGTTTACTTCCACCTTTACCATCAAAACAAATAATAACTCTAGTAGGCTTTAATTGTCGTATTGCAGCTGCAATTGATCTTAAAAATCCTGTAACTCCTCCAATATGATCTCCATCATCATTTAAAGCTGGTATTGCACTAAATACACGGATAAAAGTGTTGAGGCCATCAAATATTAATATGTTACTATTAACGTCTGTTACCTCAACACCTTTTTCATGTTCTGATATAACTTGCTTAAACAATTCTTTATATCGGTTCATTATCCCTCTTCATTTACAAATTCCTCTTCAATTTCGATATCATCAATCCCAAAATCCTTTCCTGGTTTATACGCTAAAATATACGCATCACAGATAGCTTGGTAAATTTCATCTTTAAGTTTTTCATCTTCTTCAAGTTTACTCTGAAAATCTTTAGATAAAAATTTTACTTCTGTTCCATCTGATTTTGTATATGTATACCAGGCACCGGCTGTATTTACTAAACCATAAGTTTTCATAACATTTAGCCAACCACCATAATTATCAATACCTGATTCAAAATAGATATCATAATCAATTGATTTCAAAGGTGGTCCTAATCGATTTTTAACCACTTGGCATCTAGTTTTGATACCAATAACTTGGTCTACGCCATCTTTTTTTACTTTAATCTGGCCCATCGATTTTAAACGTAACCGTACTGATGCATGAAATGGAATTGCTTTACCTCCAGAAGTTGTCCATGGATCTCCAAAGGCGATACCCAATCTTGAACGAAGCTGATTAGTAAAGATAAGACATATCTTTTCTCTTCCAATCATATTTGTAATTTTACGCATTCCTTTTGATAAAATAATAGCTTTGCTAGTTGCCCAACCATCTTTATCATAATCTGCGGCTTGTTCAATTTTTGTCGAAGCTCCCATTACTGAATCTACTACTATCGTAACCAATCTATCTTTATTAGATTTTCTTACTGATTCAATAATACTTTCTATAGCTTCGAAGATATCCTCAATGTTATCCAATGGTACATAGAGCATTTTCTCCAGGTCTAAACCTATTGCTTCGAGAAACTCTCGGCTAACAGCATTTTCTGTATCAATGTAAACGGCCAATCCATCTTTTTCTTGAGTATTGGCCAATGCATGTGCTGCTAATAATGATTTACCTGATGCTTCTAATCCTGTGATTTCCGTAATTCGTCCTACTGGAAATCCTCCTTTTGGTCTATTAGATATTGCCAAATCAAGCATAGAAGAACCTGAACCTACCCAGCCTTTAACATCACTAGGTGAATCCGTGTCTCCATCTAAAAAATACGCAACTTTAAAGTTTGAATTTTTAAACTTCTTGTTAAGATTATTTGCTAACTCTCCGGCCAGTTCATCGACTAGCTGTCCTTTTGACTTTGCCATTTATAACCCCTGTTTTATTTATTGAATAATTCATCAAACGCGCCTGCAACGTCATCGACATTACTTACGCCAGCAGTTACAGGTTCAGATGTAGTTGAGTTAGTTTCCGTAGATGTAGTTGGTTTGTCTTCATCTTCAGGATTCAACCATGCTTCAAGTGCAGCTTTAAGATCATCATACGATGGTTCTTTAAAGATTTTAGTCAATTCTGGTTGATCTCCCACAATTTTATCTAAAATATTTTTATCATCCGAAACATGTGATGTATTTGGTTTTACCCTAATACTTGTTTTTGGATAGCCTCCACCCTCAGCAGGTGTAAATTCTACTACAATATCACGTCCATTAACTGGATCGGTAATATCACCGTAATCTGGATCTGCAATAAATCCTAATAACTCTTGGTAAACTGTTTTACCAAAACCCCAAAGCTTAACACCTTCAGATTCTAGGCCTCGAACTATAACTGGAACGTAAGTTCTCATAATTGGTTCAAGTTTTTTACCAAGTTTCCATTCATCAGAATTACCTGATGCTTTTAACTTTTCAGCAAACTCTGCAACCGGATCAGGTCGTCCATGAGTCATAGGAGAAAGATAATTTTTCTTTCCTAAATTGTAATGGAACAACAATTCATTGAACGGATTTTCCTTATTATATTGATAAGGTACTATTCGTACGATTTGTTTCCCAGGATCTGGTTTCCAAAGATTATTTTGCTTTGTAGTTTGTGATTGTAACTTGTTGAGTTTTGCTTTAATAGCGTCTAAATTAATTGCCATTTTTTATTCCTCCATTTTTAATTGTTATTAATTATACTTAATATATGAACTTTTATTCGTATATCCTAAGGATTTCTGAAAAAAGTTTGAAAAATTTTTATTTATTATTTTTTAATTTTTATCGGTACCGTTCAAAGGAGCCTCTTTCAACTGTCCATTTGATATTGCCGTCTGCATCAATCTTTGCATCAAGAGCAACTAAATCAGCATTAGCTTTACCAAGCCGGGTATTAATCCATGCCAATGTAAATGCAGTCCAGTCCGGTGAATTGTCTGGATGTCTAACACTTTCAAGAAACTCTAAAAACTCGTTTTGATCTAACATAGCTATTTTCATCATCTGAGTATCGTCTAATGTTTTAGCTTCAACGAATAACTTTTTATCAGTGGTGGCTACTCTGGCTTTAAATAATCTTTTATATTGCTCTTGTAGGTTCATTTATTCCTTTATTTATGATTCTTTTTTATGTATGGAAATGCAACCTTTTCCATCCAATCATCAACTGTATAACCTTTCTTTGGGTCTAACGCGACCAATTCATCTGTTAAATCTTCACTATATCCACCCCCGTACCCATCCATCCATGAATCTTCCCATACATCATAGCTATCGAAATTCTCCATCCTATCATTTTCCATGGCTTTCAACACTTCCTCTGCTTTAGACTCGAATGCTGGTGATGGATATGAAAATTTGAAATCGCTCATGTTTTCTCGTAACAAGATCTTGTCATTGGTGCTTGATCTTCCTTTAAATAATCTTTTATAATTTTCTTGTAGATTCATAATTTTTCTCTTTCTTTAAATAATCTTTTATATTGCTCTTGTAGGTTCATTTTTTATCCTATTATATCTAGTAATGCTTGTGCTGCGTCTGCTTGCTCCGGCGGCGTGCCGTCTATTGTTCCTCTTAAATCATCATATACTTGTATAAGTTCTGTATCGTTACTATCATATACACCATCATAAAAATCACCTAATTCGTCTGTAATATCATCTGTCATATTTCGGCCATCGGACGACTCATCGCGTATAAATTGAACAACCTCTATAAAATCTTGATTGTTTCTAAACTCTTTATTTATTCCACCTTTCTTTGGCTTGTTATAATAACCTGTGTTGAACCAGATTTCAACTCTACCACTGGACCAAACTCTAACCGCATCATAATCCCGGTCCTCTTTCATACCCATTTGAGTCAATATTGATTTTAGCTCCTTCTGGAACTCTGGAGTGCCAGGAGCATTTGGGTCATTTTTTTCAGGGAACGGCAGATGGATCACATCTCCGGAATGCCGGTCGCGACCTTCTTTTTCTTTAGTCAATTCTGGACTGTCACCCATGCCTAGCTGTTTTATTTTAGAATTAATTTTTATTTTCGTAATCCACTTCTTTGGAAACTGTTCTGGGTTTCCATGTACATTAGTGGCTTCTTCAATTATTTTTTTATCGGTAGTAGCTACTCTACCTTTAAATAATCTTTTATATTGTTCTTGTAGGTTCATTTTATATAAATATG